CAGACACCGAATCGTCTCGATAAATTTCAACGACCTGTGAACGTGCTTCAACTAGTGTTTCTCTTGAGCTGTCCGATTTTATCCCTATCAATTTAGAGGTAACAGTAACGAGTAAATCGCCATGCAGCTTATCAAGTTTACCATTTCTTTCATCTCCATCATAATGAATTGAAAACAAAAAGCGGAAGTCTGCTGCATAGTTTTTGTCCGGTAGAAGACTGTATCTCTCTGTCCCTGTCGGTTCGGTTGCGGAAACCAATCCCTCATCCGGGGAGGTTTTCCCGAAATACAGAGTTTCTGAATATCCCGATCTTAGCTCGTTGCTATTTTGAACAATATCATAAGGAGAGGATATTACACTTGTCTCAAAGGTTACTCCCCCTTGCCCGTCAATTTGAGCTTTTGGGGTAAGTGGGCCCCCTCTCATTCTGACAGCTGATATTCCGGCACCTTCTGCTTTGTCCTCAATGGTTATGAGTCGCTCTTTAGGATCAATTAAAATGCTCTGACCGTCGTCGTTTTCACTTCTAAGAACAGAATCCACATCAAATCCCCCTATCGTTCCCTCTTCCAGATGGAATTTAGTGGCGTATATCTCTTCTACGGTAAAAAGACTTGTAACATTAATCTCACTAACGGTTAGGGACTTGGCCCGTATGTTTCCTCCGTCAATTATTGTTTGGTTTAATATCCATCCATAACCAGATTCTGGGCGTTCACCCCAAATAAACTCCGTTGATATTGCATCGGTAGGCATTGAAGGATCACCTTCAGCCCACCGGGTAACAGCATTCCCTTCGTCCCATGTGGCGTAAGTCGTCCACTTATCATTAAGGTGCATTTCATTAAACTCTTCACCCCAAAGGAGAGAGGGGTCAGTGCCGTATTTGTAAGATGTTGACTTCTTGTGTGCCTCAGTATCGTCCGTGTATTTTAAGTTCGCTATCCAGTCTGAGTTATTGTAACTATTCTTTAGCCTTGAAACAAGAGAAATAAGTATAGTCCCCTTTTCGGAACCGAAGTGTGCATCATCCTCCTCTACTACCCATAGATCATTTTTCCTATAACCACTATCAATTAGTTCTTGTTTTGATACGAAAATAGCACTCCGCCCATCTTCCTTATCAAAAACCTCTAACGGTATAGTCGCTTCTTGCCAGTAAAATCTAAACGTCTCATCCCCATTATCTTCTTTCGTGTAGATATATGATAATTCGGCAACAGGGTTGTGCCACATATCTCCCTGGACAACATCAAGACGATAACTTGAAATCTGTGATTCGGTTACTGCTGAGTATTCAGCGTGCGGTGGAGTTGCCTGGTAATAGGTGTTTATTTGGTTGTCCACCTGGGCTTTGACCGTGTCTATTTCTGGTAAAAGAACGGCTGTTCTAAATGTCTCAAATTCCGCGCTAACATAGGCCTCGTCAGTTAATTCGTTTGAATCTTTGCCTCCAATAGCCATTACCCCGGCTTCATTCCATGTTATTGCCCCTTGAGCCAGTGATCCGCTCCCGTCCTCATTTAAAGCCCATTTATCATCTATATTTTTAATAGCCCCTGTAAGGAATACTCTTTGCCCATAAAGCCCATATCCGGATAGCGTAGTCTCATTAAAGGAAAGGCCATCCAATCGCCCTAACCTAACTTTTACTTTGTCGGTAAGGTCGTAACCATCCACCTCATCAATGACATCCAAATAAGGAGAGTAATCATCCGAAGAGGTTAGGTATAAAGCCCCCTGCCTCCCTGAATCTGCATTAATATTTCCAAACCGGACCACTGTATCATCGGCCTTCGGATTATCAAACCCATCCTTCCCTGCTTTGGCAATAACAAAATAATTGCTCCCTACTTCCGTAATCTTGCCGGCATAATAGCGGACTCCATTACCGGTCCACTTTTGATGCCTTATAATATCACCAACAACAAAAGGGACGAACTTGTCTCCGCCGGCATCGTCTATGAAACATTTAAACCCCGTGACATTCTCTTCTACCGTCTCAATTTCTGCGGTATCAGAAACCCACAAACTCCCATTGGTTCCACGAATAGAGTTCACAATTAGCTCATAAACCCGCATGGACTTCCTTACAGTAAGATTATCGAGCGTGAGGTGATTTGTTGCCCCGTCTAATCTGGTTCCATATCCGGCAAATCCTGAAGCGAAGCCTGACATAGATACAATATCTCCACCAATGCTTATATTATCTTCAAAAATGGATTTTCCTGCATTGTGAATAGGGGCAGTTGGGGTGTGAGTATTAAATCCGACATTACTGATGAATGTCCACTGGCCTCCGATGATTGCACTCTCTGCCTTGCGGGGGAAGGCATGAGCGTGATAGCCGTCCAGGGTGTCAGCATTGCCGAAAGAACCATCTCCGGAAATTCCATTGGCACCAATCACCTGAACGCCCATGATGGTTTGATGCTCCATTTCGAGAAGTGGAGCTGAACCATGATTAATATTGATTACTTTTTGATTCGTTGGAGCAATATAAATATTGGGGCGACTTCCTGATTCAATAGTCCCCAATGTTGACTTAACGGAAAACACCTCCATATACATACTATCGTCTGCCATTACTCTTTATATGCTATGATTTTACAAATAACGTCTGCTGCTGTTAATATTTTTAGTTCAGGCGTCGGATGACTGGTGTCAACAAAAATGGTTCGTATCTGAACAACCACTTCCTCGTTAACACACTTTGCTGTCCCCTCTGCAGGAAGGATTAATTTTACGGACCCGTTTTGGGTAAACAATTGGGTATGGTCAGGGTAATATAACTGGTCCAGTGCAAAACGCCCCAAGACTTTGCCAGGATCAAATAAGGAATATGCAACGATAATTACATTTTCAACTTTATTTGAATCCATAACATCAATAATAGTCCCGGTTTCATCTTTTATATTTAAAAGAAAGTCCGGTGTATCTCCTGCATAAACCTCTCTCATGACATTATATTATTTGCGTACTGTTCGTACAAAATTTTGGCTGCTTCATGGTCTTGAACAGATGAAAGCACCTTCGATGCGGTCAATAAAACCAATGGCTCTACCAACATCTCATCCAGCTCTTCGGCCTTTTTCTTTGTGATGACCTTTATTTGTGGCTCACGGACAAAAGTTTCTGCCGAATCATTTTTCTTTAATTCTGGATGTGTGTAGCAATACGCTACCATCCTCCCTGCATTCGATATGGTTCCCCGGTCACTAACAACTACCGGTTTCTCCAATCCTCCCCTTGTGGCTCTCGACCCTTGCATTTGTGCCTCGGGACTTGCCGGATCTTTGAATGTGTAGATGGCACGGGACCAGTCCGGAAACTTTATACTTGTCGGTCTTAATACAGCTACCGGAAAATCTATTCTATACACCTTATCCGTGTAGGTGAGGATGCTCCCGATTTCAGTTCCTTCCTCATCCTTTACATACAACTCCACATTTTCCGGGGCTAATTTTATCAATGGAGCATCCTTTAATAACTCCAATGCCGCCTGATCCAGTGTGGGCTGGATGTAACTATCAAGCGGATGAGTTACATCCTCGTTAACAGGAGTGAACTCATCCATCTTAATTTTTACTCGCTGTATGATAGCGATTCTGTCCATTAGGTCAAGTCAGAAAATGAAATTGATTTTTCAAATGCTTTGTCCAGGACCGCCGATTTATTAGGCAAGTCGGAAATTTTCAGGTTGTACTTATCAAGTAAGTACTCTTTAGCTTCCTGAACAGTGGTGATGTCGGGGATTTCCTTAATCTCTTTGGTTGTGTCCTTATACTTTACCTCTCCATCCGGAGCCACATAATTTTGAGAGTTTTCGGTACTCTTCAAAACAATCTTCTTTTTCTTGTATTGAATGCACCTCTCAATGGCCTCTTGCAAGGCTTTTTCTCCTGTCCGGAAAGTTGGAAGTTTCTTTGTGGGCTTCTTCGTTCCACCAGTAAATTTGATTGATTTTAGGTCGAGACCAACCTTTAAAGTCACGAGAGCTGTGTCTCCTTGACGGTACTCATAAGTCTTTAACATCGCGGTATTTTTTGTGTTGTACGTAAAAAAAAGGGCGGGCTTTAATTCCCGCCCTTTTAAAAATTAATATAAAAAAGAAACTACTCTCCAATGATCATAGCGTGGGTTCCAGGGTATCTAAGCACACCGGTAGAGACCTTCTGCAATACAGTTGCATTAGCATTCCGTTGTCCGGATTTTTTTAATTCTAAAGTGGTGAATTGCAATGGGAAATACTCATGCTCTTCCAAATGGTTCACATCCAAAACAATCCCATTTTTGCTTTGCCCGGCCAGCCCAAATAAGGGGTGACGCTTAATGAAAAGGGTACCAAATTTAGTTTCCACTTTACTAAAGGTTATGCCCCACTTAACTTCGGTTTCCTTGGCTTCGAGCTGCTTATTAACTCCTTCAATCTTACTGATGGTAGCCAACAGGTCATCACCGGCAAACAAGAATCGAGTGTCAGAACCCGCGTTGTCAGCAAATATTTCCTGCGTCCAGTCAACCCATATGTCATTAGTGATGCCGGTAGAGAAGGTGTAATTAATGGTTTTGGTCATAAAGCTCGCTAAACCACCGCAAGTGAATTTGCGCTCTTCATCTTCCTTGTCAACAAATTGTGCCCTGATACCCCATATATAACTCATTTCCATACGGGCCTTCATGTCATAAATATTCATCTCCTCATAATCGGTAAAGTCCCAATTCACTTCCTGCTTATGCGCACGTTGGAAAACAGACTCTTCGACCTGGGCCATGAAATTTTGAGTGTAATTGAAGTCCTTTTCAGGCATTACGGCAAACGGGGCTGTTTGTGCATCAAGTTCCGACTTGGCCGGACCCATGCGTACAGCAATCGAGTCAGTTACAATGCCAGGAATGCAATTAGGCGTTGTAGCGTCAGCTCCTGTAACCCCATTTATTGCCTGAATGTGGATTGCACTTGAGGCATTGTCTTTCTTAGAAATACATCCAACGAAAGGCTGCCCGTCTCCTCCCTCAATATCTGGGAACATCACGGTGTCATCTACGTTAAAAATAGAAACATCTGCCACGGTGATAGCTGCATAATCAACATTGGCAAGCACATATTCGTCTGCCGTCTTATCACTAAAAGGTTTAATGTCCACAGCATAAAATTCTGTCCGCTGGGATTTTACCTTAACCTTTTTAGCGTACTGCATGAAAATAGTCGCCAAAGGGGTGGATGAAGGCTGCATTTTAGTAATCTTATCGGCGACCTCAGCCATATTAAGGTCTTCCTGGGAGCCCTCTACCGCGTCGGTAGTGACAGTTCCCTCAACAACACCGCCTCCGGTGGTGGCCATTAATTGAGCGGCTGCTCCGCCCATAAATAAAAGGTTCATCGCTAAAAACGATACCGCAATCACTGCAATAGTGAGAACCATTAGCGGCAAGCCTGTAATCAGCTTAGTAATCTTCATCGGTTTCTGGTTTAAATTCTACGTTTGTGTTTTTCCTCAATCTTTTCCAGCCGGGATAAGAAGGCTGGTTTTTCCCGTCTGGGTTTCTCTATCGGGGTCCCGGTTCCGCTAACTTCCGGTAATCCATCGCCCTTTGGTTTTTTGTATTCTTTTTTCTTCGCCTCAACCTTTTCGTTTTTGGCCTGAGTAGAAGCTTCTTGCCTTGCTTGCACCAATGCTTCATCGTACCCGGTGGCTTTAAACATAGCGTCCAAAAACTCTTTACTAACCTTTCCCCGGTAAATGTCATCCAGGTACTGGTCCACTTTATCCAAAAAGGCAGTGGTTTCTTCTTCACCCAAATCCTTTTCTTCCGCGAACGCCTGAAAATTCTTAGAGGATTCAACCTTATTGCCATTAAGATCTTCGTCAAATTGCTTTTGGGCCTGAACCTGCTCCATTCGGTTGTTTTTGGCCTCTTCCCATTTGCCATAATCTGGGTCATCCTCCATAGGAGTTATCCCGTCTAAGTCAATGTTCTTTGCCAATGCTTCCGGAAGAGAAGCTCCATCCATAAGGTCGGCAATCAAATCAGCGACCGAAGGTTCTGATTCCATGAGAGCAACCAATCGTTCGCTTGCTTCCTGACCTTTATTTTTGTAATCCATTAGGTCGTCAATCATCTCCTCGGCAGCGACGCTCATTTCGTCATCGTCCTGAAACTCCCGGTCCTTGAAATACTCTTTCACTCGTTTCTTCCACCCTGGGGTGTTATCCTCTGCCGGAGTTTCCTCTACTGGGACTTTCTCTGCTGGGACTGCCTCTGCTGGTGGTGGAACAGGTTGTACTCCTTGCTCCTTTATTACTTCTTCATCTTCAGCCATATTAAAAAATTTATAGTTGTGAACTATACATAATGCTTTAAAGCTCAAATATATGCAGCTTAGATCAAATATAATCTTAATAATTAAAGGCGCAGCCGTAATAATTAAAAGTTTTTTGCTATATTTGTAAAACCTTCAATTTGATACTATGGCACACTACACCATTAAGAGAGGCCCAAAAACCTGCAATGCTCCTCGAAAAAAAGAAGCAATATTTAAAGCCTACGAGAGGATGATACAAGAGGAAGGGGAGAAAGCACGATTGTTCCCGAAGTCGTATTTCTACGAAAGGTTGGCTGATGAGTTCTTTTTAACGTCAACAACTATAAGTATCTATGTGACTCAGATGTGTAAAAAGAAAACGGGAGGCCAAAGATGAAGGAGATAAATAGTATTATACGGGAGAACAAATTCCGCTTGGATAAAATGCATTGCCCCTATGATCAAATGACAGGAGAGGGGTCTTTAGTGCCGCGCAAGAAGTTGGAATACGAGGGCGTATTGGGGCACACGAAAGTATTGCTTCCAATTACCATGTTTGATGATGATTTTATTAAAACCCTTGCGGCCGTTTACTCCATTCCAAAACTCCTAAAATCTGTCAAGACTGAGGCTAATCAAAAGAACATCGAAAGTGTGGAACAGCACGTTGCCACGCTCCGGTTAGACCATGACTTTGAGTTTTGGTGTATTACAGCCGCACACATTCAGTACAAAATAACAAAACAAATAGATGTATTTAGACTCAATGCACCACAGAGACGATTTATCGTACTATTGGAGAGAATGAGAGTAAATAACCAGCCTATTCGTGTTATTTTATTGAAAGCAAGACAATGGGGTGGGTCCACTTTAGTTCAGATGTATATGGCGTGGATACAACTTCGCCATAGAACATCATGGCATTCAGCCATTATTGCAGATGTGGAAGAACAGTCAAGGAATATCCGTAATATGTACACCCGGTTAGGGGAGTATTATCCACCGGAACTTGATAACATCAAATTCAAGCCTTTTGCCGGCTCTGTAAAATCAAAATATATTGAGGATAGAAAGTGCATTATCGGGATTGGGTCAGCCCAAAAACCGGAATCTCTGCGTTCCTATGACTTTGCAATGCTTCACGAATCAGAGGTTGGATTGTGGAAAGATACACAGCAAAAAACCGCTTCCGACCTTGCTCAATCCTTACAGGCGACCGTCCCGGACGAGCCTTATACCTTAGTGGTATTGGAGAGTACCGCAAAAGGGGTTGGGAACTTCTTTCATGACCAATGGCTCAATGCTGTCTCCGGAGACTCTATTTTTCAGCCGTTTTTTGTCCCGTGGTTCGAGATAGAAAACTATCAAAAAGAGGTTGAGAACTACGATAAGTTTATTAAAACATGGGGGGAATACGAATATTTCCTTTGGGAGTTAGGCGCCACAATAGAGGGCATTTACTGGTATAATTACATAAAGGTTGGTTATGGGTACAGCGACTGGCGAATGATGTCAGAATACCCCTCAACGGCTACGGAAGCGTTTCAGTCAACCGGACGAAGGACGTTTGCTCCTAATTACGTTCTTAACGCCCAGAAAACGTGTAAGGCTCCTATCTATATTGGAGATGTATTTCCGAACTCTCGCGGCCCGGAGGCGCTTAAAAAGGTTTCCTTTGAAGTATTGCCTAAAGGGAATCTCTTTATCTGGCAGCTGCCAGATGATAGTGAGGAAATAACTGACCGATATTGTGCTTTTATGGATATTGGAGGTAGGAGCGAGGGATCCGACTACACGGTAATTAAGGTGTTTGACAGATATTGGATGATGGATGGTGGCGTCCCGGAAGTTGTGGCTGTGTGGCATGGACATATTGACCAAGATTTAGGGGCGTGGAAGGCAGCCCAAGTGGCTCAATTCTATAACAATGCACTTTTGGCCGTGGAGGTGAACAGCTTAACCAAGGATGCGGAAAGTTCCGAAGGGGATCACTTCTTTACGGTGCTGGACGAAATCGCTGATCACTATACTAACCTATATGCTCGCAACGACCCCGACAAAATTCATCAAGACTTACCTGTGAAATTTGGTTTCCACACCAATAAAAGTACAAAACCAATGATTATAAATGCCCTGAATGCAGCGTTGCGCGAGATTGATTACATAGAAAGGGATATACGGGCCTGTCACGAGATGGACGCTTATGAAATAAAATCCAATGGAAGTTATGGGGCTAAAGATGGGCAGCATGATGACCATGTTATTGTAACGGCTGGTGGAGTATGGCTGTCCTTCGAGATGGATCTTCCGCGCTACGTCACAGCCGAATCAAGAAAGAGACAAAAACGAACCATTAAATCAGAAGCATCAGTATGAAAGATTTACTTGATTATTTTAAGCTACTTGTTATCGAGGCCCCACGGGAGTTTTGGGCCGAGGCTGTGGAGTATGTTCGCACCTTCATGGATAACCACAAGATTAAGCAGCAAATTAAAATGGCCCGGATGAGGACAGCTGTTGATCGGAAGCACCGTTACATTGTCCGAACACCCTCCGGACGACCTATATCGGTAGCAACCAGCCAGGTTGAGAATATGAAGCGCAAAAAACTTTTGCCTAAGCACATCAATTGCGTAAGCATTTACAAGCATTCATTGGAGGTAGTGAAGTATAACCCAGGAGTGTCAAGCAGAAAAGGCTCCGGGAAAAAGATTAAATCGTGAGCGCAAAAAGAAAGGCCGGAGACTAACCCGGCCTTATTTTTTGAAGTATTTCCAAAGAGCGGAATAACTTACAAAGACAGTACAAAGATACAATAATTATCTTGTACCCGCAACAGCTTGTTGTATCATTTGTTGAGATTCCGGGTTCTCGCCCGGCATTGGAGCCTGTCCATTAGGGACTTGCCCTTGTTGCATTTCTGCTTTTCTTTCTTTTAAGGTTTCCAATATTGCTTTTGAATATGGTATAGGGCTGTGTTCCAGATACGTTTCAGCATCTATCATCTGCATTTCAACCAACTTCATTAAACTTTGATTCAGCAATTCCCGGAAAACCGGCGTGTCGTTCCCCTGAACTACCTTTAAGTCGTATAGGTGTCCTTCCAGCTTTTTAGGGTCGAACAATTGCGCTGTGTCCTCACTATCGCTGTCTATGGCAAAGTAGCGCTCTTCGGTGTAATACTGTAATATCAGCTTCAATATCTTCTCGTCTCTCTTTTGCCTAAAGAAGTTAAAACTCATAAAGAAGTCTTTTGTGTTAGTTGAGGAATGTTCGGCCTCTTGTGCGTAAAGGGAGGACGGTGTGCCTGACTTGGCCTCTTTCCCCTGTATGGCTCCATGAATACCCGAAATATCGTTGATAAACTGCATTTGATATTTCAGCATATCGGTTAGTCCCACAGCCGTACTGTTACTTGAAATTTGCTCAGGCACTTTTTGGTGCATCCGGGATGGCTTATAGGTGATAACCCCGTCAAATGACCTCCACTCTTCAGCAAAGTCTTCCGGGGTCAAATGGTCTGGTATTGCATCCTCCGGGACCATTAAAACCCCTTTCGCTGCCGAACTCATTATGAAGTCAAGTAATATGATCATGCGGTTAATATACCTTTGCTGATCAATAATGTCTTCCACAAAACCCCAAACCTCTCCGTCAATCAGCGGGTGTACCACAAATGTAAACGGATGCTCCCCGTGATCAAACGGCGACTCTCCTTCCCAAAGGGTGTGTCCGTGTGGAGTCAAGAACTTGGCTTTCCAATATTGCTCTTTAAATGACTCCCCGTCAACCAAAGGGATATTCTCCGGGGGCACTCCATTGGCCTCTCCAAATGCTACCCGTTGGTCGTTTATCACCTGAATTTCTTCCATGGAAAGGTTTGTCACTTCCAGTGAACCATCTGCATAATCGTGAACCCGCGTTCTCCACCGGCTTTCTAATCGCCACACTTCTATTAGCCTCGCCTTCGAGGGATCTTCCGGCATGTAAAAATTAAGGCTATCCAGCCGGCTTGATTCTAATCCGGTATAATCGAGGAATTGTTGTTTGTCAGTCATGGAGTACAGTTTCTTTATGCGCTCTTCCTCCTGTGGTGTTTTGGCAAAAGTGGCTATAATGTCGTCCAATGGAGCGTCAACAATCTCACCTACTATCCGAAAATCTTCTCCACGAACGTCCTCAATGTCGGTATTAAAGAAAACCCGGTTCATATTAGGCATCTTTATTTTAACGTCCTCTTCGCCCCGGATTTTGAAATATTTGTAAAGTTCTTTTTGAACAATGCCTCCCGAAAGGGCAAACTCTTCCAAAGCTCTTGCGTCAAGTTCCTGTAAGTAGTTAAGGTCTTGAACGTGCATCATTGCATTGGAGAGCATACGAGCCCCTTCCTGCCCCCCTTTTGTGCGGGACAATACAATAGACTTGTTCGATGAGGCCCGGTACTGCCCAACCAGGTTCTTCATCATCTGCCGGATAATGTTTTGTTTCAATGGGACTTTCCCCTGATCACGGATATATTGATCCTCGCTTATCCAGGTGCCTGGGTTTTTGGGATCCTCTATTCTATCAGACCATTGGTCCCCTCTGTGGTAAGCTCTATTCTTGCGCCTTCTCCTGCGAAAGTCGTACAGACTATCCCACCACATTCGGCACTCTTCCAGAATACGCATATTGTCTGACTGCTCTTCTGTCTTGCCTTCAAAGGTTAATTCGTCAACTCTTCTTTGTAAGAGTTCGGCCTCTTCCCGCTGCATTTTAATAGCCGAAAATGGTACTTTGTCCGGGTTTATTATCATCGGTCGTATTTTTTAAGAAATTCTTTTATCATGGCTGTTTCTTCGTCTCTTATTTTTTGTAGTTCGCGGGGCGATGCTTCAATTCCCGGTTTTTCTCTTAGGTGCTTAAATCTTGTTCTCTTTTTATCCAATCCTTTTAACAGGGCTTCAAGCCTCATGTATCGGGGATTACGATTAACTCGCTCATTTTCCCGGCTCATATTGGTTATGTTGTAGTTATAGGCATCCACTTCTTTTCGTAGTTGCGATAATCTCTCGTAAGGGGCGTATTCATAAGCCTGTCTATTATATCGCCTTACGATGGGGATGGTGTTTTTATCTACAACGTCAAACGGATTATCTTCTCCTGAAATCATTGCCGATGCGCCTTCTACTAGCCCCGCGCCGGTTTTCATTACATTATTAACGAATTGACCTCTCCCCCCTAAATAATAGGTTACAAGATGTTCAATGCCGGAAGGGTTAATATCCTCATACCATGGAAGAGGCTTTTGTAACTCGCCTTCCTCTAATGGGTATCTTGCGTATGTCTCCGGATTTCCTCCGTTAATTTGAAACCATTGGTCGGTAAAGTATTTTGCAACAAAATTGACATCTCTTTTAAATAACCCCGCGTTTGCTGTTTGCTCCTCCAAGCCTTTAGTATATGGTTCACGAAGCACACTACGATCTGCAAAATCTCTGTTCTCGGCTAGATCCAGCCACGGGGTAAGCACCATCGGGGCAATTGGCTTAATTACCGTTATTAACCCCACATCATCCTTATTAATCCATTCCACCGGATTAACCGGGCTACCCATATCAACAGCAAGGTTCAAGGCATCTATCGACATTTGCTTACCCCCTGCATCTTCATAGCCAATTTTATCGCTTGTGTCCAGAAACATATTCTCATAAGACGAAACGCCCATGCCGTGAAAAGCCCTAAACCCATGGGGGAGGGGGATTGAGATGTACCTCCCTTTCCCGTACCCGAATACAAAATAATTGTGCTTTATATATGAATTTACATTGGAGTACCAGTCTTTCTCCTTGTCGTCATCATCAAGAGCCATTGCCATGTGATTTAAGAATGCAGAAGCCATGCCTAAGGCGTACATTGAAGCTGCACCTTTGACAAAATTCCCTTTGTTCTCGTAAGCCAGGCGTCCTATATTCTCAAAACCCTGTATGGCTGCGTTGGAAAATCCGATAAAATTCCCGACCATAGGAGACATTTCCCCTTTACGGTTGAAATTGGCTCCCGTGTTTTTAGCGTCTGTGGCTGCATCTGCCGGGGCTTTTCCCATCTCCAAAGATGTTATATAGGTGGCAAGACGAGCCAAATTTTCGCTCCTTTGGGCCATTGCCTCTAAGGATTTTCCAACACCTTCAAAGAATCTGTTTTGCCCCTCTGCATTAAAAAACACCTCATTTACCCCAGTGGAATTAGCAACTCTTCCTGCCTTCTTTAGCTCTTGTTCAATGTCTTTTTGAACTTTGTCTAATTCTTTCATGTGAACAAAGCCGGTTTCTCCTCCATTCTCTTTGAAGTCATTCATTAACTTGTATATAGGGACTGTTTTAGATGTTCTCTTCCCATCTGGGCCTTTTATTTTTAATTCAACGGTATTGTTCTCTATTTCCCTAAGATTGTTCTCTGCTTGTTCTCTGGCTTCCGGAGTTTCAGCTCTATCTAACTCACTTTCCGCTTTTTCCCACTTGTTGTAGGCTGTCATTGCTGCATTTGATGTTTTCAGCCTTTTAACAAACGTCGTTACATCACCATCCGGTTTAATGGCATGGGCTAAAGCGGCATACATTACGTCTCGCTGGGTGTTTGGAATAATAAACGCCGGGTTTTTGGCTGTAAAGTTTTGGACCAACTGCCGGGTTCCCCATCCAAAACCTTCGATTGTGTTACGAACCCACTCAATATCAATCTTATCGGTGGTCGCCAGTTTCTTTTTATTAATGGCATTGGCCACGTCCGGGTTTTCAAAGCGCATAATTATTAACTCCCCATTCACCCAAACATCAACATTATGTTCCAGGTCTTGGGCTTTGTTTAATGACATTCTTTGGGAGTTATACCTTGTCTTGACCTTCTTTTCGTCAAACAGTTTTTGCTCGGGCCGCTCATATTCAATATAATATTCCTTTTTTCCGTCCTCTTTTATTTTTCCTGTCTCTACAAAATAAGTTTTTTGGATATGTGCCAAATCCTGATAGGGGTTATCTTTTAAAAGCCGATACATGTACTGTTTCGTCTTGTTAGCCTCTCCCTGAACAATGGCCATCCCGGCTTGCTCTACCATGTGTTGCAATGGGTTATTTGCCAAGCTCTTTCGTCCCCCAGCCTTCATTAATTTCCAGGCTCCATCGCCTCCGGTTTTCCCGGCATAATCCCACACGTTTTCTTCTTCTGCTGTATTCTTTAACCCTTTAAGGGGGACGTAATATTCGTAGGAGTCTTCCCCCAATGTGAGTTCCTGAAAAGTTTCTTTACTCAATCGACCGTCCCTGAATGCTCTTTCCAGCGTGAAGTTGTTTAGCGCCCTTATCTTTTCCCACATTTTATTTATGGCATCCATGTCGTGATTGGCCTCAAACTCCTTTGTTATTTTATTTGCCTGTTCCGTTGACATTCCAGACCAATTTTCAATAATTCCTTCTCGGCCCTTTACAATTTTACCAGCCTTTTGGCGCTTCTTTGTTATTTTCTTATTCCTTTCCGGGGCGTGCTTAGCCATTAAGTATAATTCCAATTCATCAAGCTTCTCGTCTTTTGAGGATTGAATTACATCGTAAACAGCTTTCATCATGGGCACGACCTTTCCCTTACCCATTCGCTCCATGGCAGTCATCGTAATTCCATACGACCTATTTTCCTGGTTGTAAGCGTCCCTAAACCATTCCACATTACCCCCGCGCCGCAGAATCTCTTGTTGCAAACGCTTAACTGGTAACATAAAATCTTGTGTAATCTCCCTGAATCGATCTCCCTTTTCCCGTAATTCTGCTGCGGAGCTTGTATCTCCTGTCACTTTATGATACATCCCATGGTCAATAGCTCGTTCTCCGGCTTGTAAGGGACGGCCTATGTTCGAGCCTTCTTCGGAAACATAACCTATTGATTTGTCTTTTTTGATAGCATTTTCTGAGCGGGAGAGTAAATACATTATGTCGTTTGTGGAGTAACTTATCCCAAACATATCCTTAATGATTTTTCTTATTCTACCGGCAATTCTGGTTAGCGTACCCGGTCTTTTGTAGTTTTCGGCAAGACTGGCAATGTATTCCTCCGCTATGGTGCGCTTGTCGCTACCGTATATCTCCTCTAATCCTTCCCTGTCAACCTCATTCATCCCGTCATAAACCCGGTCTAAAATGGGGCCTATTTTGTCTTCTCCGAGGGCTTTCCTTAATCCCCGGTGCCCTAATACTTCATGGAGTATTACTTTTCGGGCCGTATTTAAGTCGAGGACATTTGCAGGGACCACGTAAACATTCCCTGTCTCTGGGTCATAAAACCCTTGTATTTTACCTTTGTCCGCTTTGGAAAACATGTAGCCTTTGGGTAAAGTTCCGGGGTCATCCACCACTTTCACGGGGATGCCAAATTCTTTGCTGGCATCCTTTGCCGCTTGTTCCATGGCTGCAAAATGATCGGGGCTTACCGGTGAATCCTTACGTCTTATCTTACTGCGGTCAAAAACTATCAATTCATTCTCCCCCTGCCCTTGGAAAGAGATGGAATCGTACCCTTCCTCTTGGAGATGGGCCGTTACCATTGCGGCCAGTTTTTCCGTGCCTGATGGGCCTAATTCATCCAATGTTAACGTCTGGGGGATATAACCAAATGCGAAGTCCCCTACCTTGAATTGGTCTTTGTTTTCTTGAAGTAATTTAAGTTGTAGCTCAGCAAACTCATTTTGATTCTGATCAAATACAGCCGGATTTTCAACCTCTACTTCGTATTCAACGGCAGGATTTTCCTCTGTTTCGTATCTGTTTTCCTGTTCTGTGGAAAAATATACGCCTTGGGCTTGGTTCTCTCCCATGTTCAGCCCATTCACCCGTGTCTTGGGCTTATTTTGTAACTCAATGCGGGCTTCCTGTGATTTGCGTCTCTTGTTTATTGCAGACTTGTCTGCCATAGCGCCTTCGGTTACATCCTCAAAGTCATTTTGCGCTAAAACAGCATTTTTAATTTCTTGCTTTAGCGGCTCTTTGCGCGCGGTGAAATCATTCATCTCCCGCTCAATGGCTGCAAGTTCAGCATTTGCATCCGCTAATTGGTTTTGGATATTCTTTTGAGAACCGTCTTTAGGAACATCAAACAACTGTCCGGCTGGCTCTATTGAAGGCTTTTTGTTTTTGTCCTCCACATCCATGTCAAGCCCCTTTTGTTCATTGAGCCCCTTGTCCATCTTGTTCTTTAAAGTCTGCCTACGCCCCTTCGCTTCTTCGTATTGCTCAATAAGTGACTTCTGCTTATCAGTCACTTCGGCTTTAATGCGACCATCTATTCTTTCTTGCTGGGCGGCTGTTGGTCTTTCGGGGGAAATTTCAGCCCCATCTTCTTGGCTATCTCGAACGGGCTTTTCTTCTTTACCTTCGCGATTAGTTTTATGATATTCTTGCAAGCCCTCTCTTTTGCTTCCGGTGTTGCTTTCTCTAAGTCCATTTATTATTACTTTTAGTTCGTTGTATTCATCAGTCGTCAGCCCAAATGGGAACTCTGTAAAAAACTTCGGGTCTGATTCTAATTTCTCTGCCAGCTTATCAATATCTACTTCCCCGTTGTCATCATTAAATGCAGCGTATTGCTCTGTAAATTTAGGATCTAATTCATTATTTTCCAAATCTAAATTTTCCCTGTCAAATTGTGCTTCATCCTTTTGATAATAGTCGTGATTCTTAATTGACTTTCCGGTTAGTTTCTTGTATTTTGCCGCTAACGCTTTTTGTCGGTCTGTTGTTTTTCTCTTGATTGAAGGATTGTTTACCAGTTCAATCATGAAATCACTCACAATCCCCAAGTCTTCCGATGTGCCTTCAAATCCTAAAGACCCCGCCAATTCTTCAAGAGCCATTCCGTCTTTGCGGAGAAACCTTTTCCCGAGGCCTTGCGTTATATTCGCTTTGTCGTTAGATCGCTTAAAGCTATTCGGCTCAACGTGAACCCCATCGGCTATTACTTTCTGCCACTCTTCTAATTTCTCATAAGGGATAAAGTGTCGAACTTCTTCTCGGTAGGCGTTTGCCACTTCATTTGCATCCTCGCTCTTTTCCAACACTTCATCAATATCTTGGTCTGTATCTCTCGGGGCCCCTTCTTCCGCTATGGGGATTTCTGGGGGGATAAATTCGCTCTCTTCGGGGGCGGCATCTTCTGCTCCCTCTTTCGCTTCATTTTCCTCAGTGCGTTGATCTTGATGTTGTTCACTATCCGGGAATTTCGTTGTGTACTCATTTTCAAGTATATTTAAAAAGTCATAAATAGATTCGGCTGTATTTTTCACGTAATCGCCATCTTGATTTTCCAATTCTGCAATAGCATCCTCCGCCCACAGCTTAGCTTGCAGGAAGTCTTGTTCCGTAGTCTCGTCTGCAACTCCATTATCAAGGATCTCTGCAATAGCTTCATTCATGTTCTTGTTTAACACTCCGTCCACTATGATTGCCTCTTCGTCCTGAACGCCTTCTTCTTCTTCCTGTTTCCTTATATCGGGGGTTTCTTGTTTTGAGCGCTCTATTTCAGCATTTATAAGCCACCTTTCGTTGGTTACGACGTTACCTCTTTCATCAACAAGTTGAGTTATAGAACCATTATCATTTGTTTGTGCCGTGTATTTCTTTCCACGGATAGTGAAAGTTCCATCTTCATTCATTTGGGGGTTAATGCTTTGCTTCACTACCTCTATCCCTAATCCCAAAGGAGGCATATCCTTATTGGCTATTTCATAGTCTTTATCGCCCTTTTTGAGGTAGTACCTTCCTTCGTCTTCAATAAGTTCACCTATTATACCGTCCTTCTTTACCTTACTCCCCAATAAAGCACTCAAAGGAGTAAATTTGTCTGCCACGGCTTGCTCTAATTCCGGGTCATTCTTTATTACTATCCCTTCTAAATCCTCTATGTTTTCAGCCAATCCAATGGCGGCCAGTGCTTCCTCGCGATTCATTTGGTCGCCTTCAAATGAATATTCTGGTTGAGGGAACTTTTCATCTATTAAGCCCTGCAACTCCTCATCCCCGGTAATCCCTAACGGCTGTAAATCTTCCGGTCTCTTAGCTCTCTTAATAGCCAGGCGGGCCATTCCTCTTGATACTGGTTTCCCTTCAATGGAGTAAATTGGTTCACTATCTTTACCTTGCTGTTCTGATAGCTTCAATTCTTTGGCTACTATCGTGTACGCGTTGGGCGAAAACAGGTCTGCGCCTGACTTCGTTTTTATTTCAAATTCCAGCTTCCCATTGTAACGGCTGTTTAGTGAACCTATTACCTGCTCTGCTTCTTCGCTTGTGCCAAATGCATCACCTATCTGGTAGGTTCCATCTTCAATCTGGGTAACATTGTATTGATTTTCGCCAGCGGTGATTACAGGCGTATTCGTTTGTTTATTATTATCAACCCGAGTTTCTTGTTGTCCCGGCTCAACAGTTTTCATCTCCGCTGCCGCACCACCTAAATTATCAGGTTCTTGTGGTGTAGGGGAGGGGGATTGCTCAATAGGGGCTGCATCCGGACCCTTATTGTTTACATTTGTGCCAATTACCCTAAATTCATTCTGCCCATTGGAATCCGGCGTTTGCTCTTCAATGATTTCAAAAACCTTTTTCCCCTGATATATTTCATTAAGGCGCTGCGCCATCGCTTCTGCTTCGTCCGGGGTGTTAAATGGCTGCTGTACCTCTAATCCCCGCTCGGTTTCCACCGCTGATACCTGAGCATCATCAATCTCAATTATCGTGGCCGGGCGAATCTGGTCTTTCATGTCAGGGGCGACACTTATCGAACCTTCCGGGCCGTTAACTATCATGGTGCCATCGGTGGACACCTCCATGATCTGTCCTATTGTCCCACCTGCCTCAACCAGGTCCCCCTGTTTGAACTTAACTTCACCATCTTTCTGTCTTTGGATATGATCTAAGACTCTGTTTCTGTATTCTTTTTGCTCATTAACGAATGATTCAAAGTCCACGCTTGTTCCTGCATCTTCCAATTCTGAGACAGGAACCATTCTGCGTTCAAAATTATTATTGGGATCAACCACTACCGCATTTTCCCCATCTTGATCAACCACAAACAAAGGCTCCTCTTTGTCTTTATCCTGATTTTTCGTGTAGAAAGCCTGAATGTTTCCGGTGTTCTTATTTCTTATGGACGCTGCTTGCTCAACAACTTGCTGGTCCATACCCTGTTCAAGCCCCTCTTGATACTCTTGGTACTCCTTTGGGGTAACGAACGCTTGGTCTGCGACTTCATCTGGGGATATTTCAATTTGATCTCCATTCTGCGTTTCCCCTATAATGGCACCATCCTTTTCTC